CATCGAACGCTCGTATTTGTTTTCCTTTCTTCACTAAAATCAAACACTTACCTCCGCTCTGATCTCGGTTGTGCATCCACACAATCTGAAACTCGCTTAGGTTCAGTTTGTTTCCTGTAATTGATTTTAGCTCGATCCAAACTTCCCTACTCCGATAACATAAGTTGACATCAGGTACTCCTTTAGCTGTACCTCCTGTCTCGATCCGTTGATAGTGCACCTCTTTCGATAAGTTCTCTCTCAAGAGTTGCCAGAGTGAAGCTTCTTTTGGCATTCATATCTCCTTCGATGGAAAGCGTAATAATCCCCTTGTCCTTCTAAACACCGAGTCACGATCTGCCAGACTCGAGCTTTAGTAATCCCAAACTTCTCTCCGATGGCTTCCATAGTCATCTTCTGATTAGTATATAGATCAAATATCTTTGCATTGCGTTCTTCGTAAGTAGAAATCTGTTCTTGCGTAAGACTTCGTATTCTCATTTAGCATCGCCCCAAGTTTGTCCTTTTTCGTAATCTACTACCAAAGGTACTTTCAACTCGACGCAGTTGACCATCCGATCTATTATTATCTCTGCCTCTTCCTCCGATCTAACCGAGAAATCTAACTCGTCGTGTATCTGTAAATGTGGTACTAGTCCTTCCTTCCAGAGATCTAGCATCGCTAGTTTAGTCATATCCGCAGCCGATCCCTGTATCAGCCGATTCAGTGCCTTATATGTAAATGATCGTTTGAGATTGTCTCCGTATTTATCTTTAGCCTCTTGCAGTGGCAGAGGGGTTTGTTTCTCATGGTGTAAGTATCCGACCCCCTCCCATAAGTCGAAGTGACATTGTCGACCTCCGAGGGTAGTTATATATCCTCGTTGGGTAGCCATCCGAGAACACATATCTTGCAATCCTCTTATAAACGGTACTCGATCGTGGTAAGTATTTAGCAGAGCGAGAGCTTCGTCAGTTTCTAATCCGAGTTCACGAATCAACTTATCTTTGCCCATGCCGTAGGTCAAACCAAGGTTTATATCTTTAGCTTGTTTCCGAGGGATGTTAGCCATATCAGCTACGATCTGGTGAAAGTCTGCGTCTTGACTCGAGTAAGCTTCTACTGCTTCATCTGCCCCTGTCAGACCGAGCAGTGAAGCGTAGTGCACTGTAATCCTGGGTTCTTGTTGGGAGTAATCGAAAGCTCCCCAATGTGCTCCTTCTTCTGGGATAAACAACGATCTAATTAGTTTACCGATCTCTGGGTCTCGAGCTGGTACTTGTTGTAAGTTTGGATTCGAATAACTAAACCGACCAGTCACGGTTCCTCCACCATCGTTTCGTAATGGGTGAGCTTCAGCATGAATTAATCCGTCATCGTCTACGTGTTCTAAAATCATTCCGTCGATAAACGTAGTCCGAGCTTTATTTAACTTCCGAGCAGCTACTAGCATCTTCGGTAGTTCATGTTCGTGGCTCTCTAGCCAGTTTGCTTGAAAACTAGCCATACCTTTCTCGGTATGTGGATACCATATGTCATTCTTTTTAAAAGCTTTTTCGATCGAAGCGTTCGACCAGATCTCTACATCGATCCCAAACTTTCTTTTAAACTCTACTAAGATCTGTTGTTCTTTTTGTGAGAGCTCTTTTGCAAGTTGTTCTGTCCGATCTAAATCGATCCGAACACCGCGCCATCGCATCTCGATCAGTAACGGGATCAGAGCACACTCTAAATCAAAGATCTTTTGTAGTCCCTCAGTCTCGATCCTCTTCTTAAATATCTTCCATAACTTTAGAGTCATCACTGCATCTTGTTCAGCGTATGGCCCAACATATTTTGCAGGGAGTGCCCACATCCCACTCTTTTTATCTACGCCCCATGCTTTCGAGGCACTCTCTAAAAGAGTTTCGTCTTTCGACTCAGCTAAGAAATCTTGTCCTAGATTATTTAAAGAATACGACCACCTGTTCTCATCAAACAACGGGGCAGCAAACATCGTATCACGGATATCACATTTTAGTTCGATCTCATAAGCTTTTAGCCACCCTACATCGTAAAGTGAATTATGGAAAACAAGCGTACCTTTATGATTTTCAAGGGTATTTTTGAGCCAGCGTAAGACTAACTCTTCATCTAAGTTACCTCCACCATCATGGCAGATAGGTAAGTAACCACTCCAACTGTCACTAGCTATAGCAATACCAATTATCGCACCGTCACCTGTTGGCCATCCTGGTCCTTTAATATGTAAGTTAGGGTCTCGTGTTTCTAAGTCGACTGCTAATGTTTCGTAAGGATCGAAAGAGGGTAAGACAGACGGAGCTGCCCAATCACTCTCAGGTTGGATCAGGGGTATCTGCACTTAAAAGCACCTGTGGTTGTGAATATCTAATGTGGTGTTCTACTAAAAACAAATACCGTCTCAAGTCTCCGATATCGTCGAGTAAACCGTTCTCGCCATCGTATCTACGACCAGCTTCGAAGATGTCGTAGTTACAAGATTCAGCCTGTTGTTCGATACGGTCGAACTTTCTAGCTAACATCATAAACGCACCTGTACCGCCTCGTCGTTTCCAGGAGTCGCCGTAAGATTTTTCAGATTCGATTAGACTAGCGATATCGTTCTGCGCGATATCTTTCATCTCCATCCACTTAGGATCTAGTGGCATTTTTAATCTCCCATTTGATTTGTCTTCTTTTAATCCAGTGGAAGCAGGCTTGCTGCCAATCCTCCGCTTTAATTGTCGCAAGGTGAGCATAGGCGTCCTTATAATCTCGTTCTTTGTGGGCTTTGTAAGATGCTACCATCGGTAACATTACGTCAGGGAAAAATGTATTTGTATATTTGTCCCCGTCAAAAAAGTCGTATGAAAATTTATCTACGGGTTCTGGCTTTCCTGCTTCTCTAGTAGGTAATGCTCTTTGTATAAAAGTCTCGCACTCTTTCAAAAATGTAGCAGGGTCGTTTACTAAAGGATAATGCGGATCAGGATAAGTATTTGTATACCACGATCCTAAGCCCTCGATGGGAATGTCTTTTACTTTATCCCAGATATTGTTTTCGTAAACATGAAAGCTATCACTGACTTGGTAATACGGCCCCATCTCTAGTTCTAAAGAAGCAGCTATATATTCTTGTAATACAGACATATGGACAGCGTTAGCACCATAAGCTCCCCATAACATATCGTTCGATCTATTACAGACAGTCATCTGTAATTTATTATCTCGGATCTTGAAATAGATATTTGTATTACAAGGGATATCTTTACTAGGACTATCAAGATCTGCGAAAGGATCCCACATCTGTAAAACCACACGACGAGTATCGGGATCTTCACTTAACATAACAATCACTTGTGTAAGTTGATCTCGATCAAAACGGTTACGCCAACGATGTCCATAAGCACCGTTAAGTGTTTGATTATCATCGGAAAACTGTGCCATACCGCTGTTGAAATATAACAGTTTACTAAGATCGTTAGACCCTGCTAACATCCAGATTGATTCGAATAAATGAAAGAAAGGATTAGCGTCTCGTTCTGCACTAAATAAAACTCGTTCCCATGGCTTCTGATAGACAGTAGTTACAGGGGTTATTGCTTCTCGGGTCATACCGTTACGACTTTCTTGCTTTCTATAGTTGACGCTCTCTGGTCCTCTAAAAAAGTCTATACCTAACTGCATGGCTCTATTTACATTACGAGCACTAATCACCTTCATACAAGCTCTCCGTGTTTAAGTTGATAATGTGTTCGATCTGTAATCGACTTATCTCCTTTCCTTCTAAAGATAAACACCAATAGATAGCGTCTAGTGCGTCTGTCTTCTTATTCGGAAGACTATGATCTCGCATACAGGCTTGTAGGAATCTACCGTAGTAATACATAACTGAGTCGGTAAACTCTTCCTCGGCTTCTATTATGTGTTGTTTAAGTCTCCCCATCTGCTTTCTCCTTTCTCTATATCTTCTATTAGTGGCATATCTAAATTGTCGTAATCGTAAATACTACGAGTGCGTCCTTCTTGTTTCATAATGCGCGAATACTTATCGAACTCGCAAAGTCCTCCTTCTACTTCTCTCATCTCAAACGGCATACGGTAATGCTGATCTGTTTTGTTAACTCCTGGGATCGACAACTCAGACATACAAATATCGTATAGATCTTGCATCTCAGATAACCAATCGTGGCTACGCTTACAAAACTCTAATGGTCTACCAGTCAACCTATTCAGACCTCTCATAGCTCCTGGTCCTGCGTTAGCCCACTCACAAATATCTGTTGCGTTTTCTAATAAGTAAGTGTGTCGTAGATCAGTAACCATCTCGTAAGCAACGAATGGCCCTATATATGGGAACCGTAGTAAATATTGCCATGCATCAGCTAACGTATTCAGTCTTTCTAAATCCTCTACGATACGTTCTCGCTCGACCCAGATATGGGTTACACACTCTGCTACACCAGTTACCTTATCCATACGGTTAGGGCTTTTTACAATGTAAGCACCCGTCACCCATTTAGGTTGTTTATAAATTTCTTCGATGGCTTTCTTTCGATCCCACTCGATATGTAGATTATGATCAAGTAATGTCCTGCCTGTCTCTATCAAGTTAAAGAATCTAAAAGCTACTGTAGCCATAAAAACTTCTGGCTTATCTCGTAACGGTTGGCGTATATGAGTTCTAAACCAACGAGTAGTCCGATCATCCTCCCTAAACACCTGACAAAACTTAAACTTCTGTAAGATCTCATCTTGTGTCCAAGGAGGCTTTTCTTGTAGATCCTCTTTCTTTATCCGAATGCGCTCACGTTCCTCTATCCAGTACAGATAGAGAACTAGCTCCTCCGATAAGAAACGGTTCATTTTGGTTTTCGCAATATCCATGCGCAGTTATTCGCTATCTCTGGGTAAAATGTAGCAGCCACTACTCGTAGAAACTGTTTACCGAATCGAGCTTTTAATATGTCGAACTGGTCCTCAGTCCATCTCATCTCGCCTTCCTCTCGCATATCTTTCTGCATAGCCTTACGTAAACGAGGCATCTGGCAAAACGTTCCGACTACGATATCAAGTTCCCAGTTTCTAGTTAGCTCATCATGTAGTTCTCT